ATTCATTATTTTTCAAATATTCTTCAGTAAGATTATTCATTTTATTATATTTTTCTATAAAATCATCTTTAGTCATATCTCCAATAACACCTATCAAATCAGTTAAACTATTAAGCTTTTTATTTTTTTCTAACAGCCTAGCTAAAAAAAATGGTTCTAAAATTGTTTCAATTTGCTTTATATCATCTTTGTAATATTTTTTAATAAATTTATCTAATGTCATAGATGCTACTATTTCAATATTGAAAGTGCTACCAGCAAAAGCACATCCTTTTTTGGTTGCAACTATAAAAGTATCCTTTTCCTCATCTATAAGCTTTTTTAAATCTTTTTTGCTAATTTTTTCCATTACTTTTCCTCCTATAAATCATCATAAAATTCATCTAAATCTTCATATTCCCTTTGTGAATATTTTTGAAAGTTCTTAACATTTTTCTCCTTACCAGCAGGTTTATCGACGATTTTCTGATTAAGATATTTCTCGAATTTTGTTCCAAAGAGAGTATCTGGACATAAATGTTTTTCAAGTTCTGTTCCTGTCCATTCTTTGACTTTTTTATCAATTACAGCTATGAAGTCGTCAAGACTATATCCCTCGTTCAATCGTGCATTGATACGTGAAAGAGTGCTTTTACTATTACTTCTATACCTTGCTCCAACTCTTTCATTCAAGTAATCTATAATTTTCTTAGACATCTCTCCTAGCCTGCTAGTGTCGTCGGTGTCTTTAGGCAACTCGTTTAGTAAACTAACGTCGTCATTACCTTTTTCTTCTTTCTCTTTTTCTTCCCCCATACCCCTATCTTTATCTCTATTATCTTTTACATTTACATTAGACATAGACATCATAGATGTGTTTTTCTGGGGTTCTTCTTCCGGTTCTTTATCCGGTTTTTTTCCGGTTTCTTCTTTGGTTTTATTTATTCTTCTTTTTGATTGATTTTTACTAATATCTATTGGTCTTTTTAAGTTTTTAAAAATAGCATTACTCATTCCATTTAATTTAGGTTCTATGTCATTAAAAACATAGTCAAAAATAGCAAGAAGAATTTCTTTTTTTTCATCTTCTGTTGACAGATTATCAATTAGCTCTGCATATTCATTATAAAAAGTGAAGCTCTTAATTTCATTCATGCCTTCAACCCCTGTTATATTTTTACAATATTTCTTCTATTTTTTTAGTTAGTTCCTTTGATAATTGTATAATTTGCTCATAAAAATTAATAATATATTCTTTTTTGTTCTCATTTTCACCTATTTTTAAACAATATTTATCAATAATACTGTGCATTATATCTGTAAATTCTTTATCAAGTAGCATGATTTTGGCTGACTTATCTCCTTCATCTGCAATTTTAACTAATACTGTATCAAGTATATCCATTATCTCTTTATTCATATTTAATTCTCCTTATTATTTGATTTTTATTTTATTCTTTGTTATAATAGTATTAGTAGTTTTTCCAAACTACTTTTACTTTAAATAGAAGCATTGTTTTGAACGCATGGTGCTTCTATTTTTTTGTCTAAATATTTTGTAAGATCTCCTATGTTTATAGCTACTCTTTTTATGTTAGTGTCATTTGGATTTTTACTATAAATATTACACATGTCCTTATGAATTATTTTTAGTGTATTATTAAGTTTTATCACTTCTTCATTATTCATTTAAATCACCTCCTTATCTTTATCTTTCATTAACTTATTCATAAAATCATTTATTGTTTTTTCTATTATCTCTGTAATCTGAAGTCTACTTATTGCTTTATAATTTATATTATCATGGTTCTTATAATACCAGTCTCTAAATAAATTTTTTTCAACCTTTCCAGAGTCTACTTCTGGGAAATCTTTACATCCAAACCATCTTCTCACTTCCTGAATATTAAGTCCCATATAATCTGAAATTTCTTTTTGAGTAAGCATTAGTGGTAATTCTTCCCAACTATTTGATATGACTTTCTTGTATTTAGGCATATTTTCACTCTCCTTTCTACTTATATGTACTTATTGATGCTACCCAATGAAAAATAAACTTTTGCTTTATAGTAAGAAGAAAGTGAGCCGAGTAGCATCAGTAAATACATATAAGTTTTTTTTGTGTTAGGTCGTCGATTTTTTTTTCGAATCACATACCCTTAGTGATACTGTTCTGAATTGGAGCAGTGACTGAGATAACTCGAATAGTACTATGAGCTATAGCTTATTTAATACATAAACGGTGGATGACTTTCCAGATATGTATTTCTTTTAGAACAGCATCATTAAAGATATGCGACTTGTTTTTTACCATTTAGAATGATATAATACTATAAATACCAAAAGGGTATTACAAAGGAGATGATTCGTATGTCAGAGTTTTTGTATATACCCTGTTTCTTAAAGATTAGTATTTTATATAGTGGTATAACTATATAATTTAGCTGGACAGCTTAAAATCTAAAATTCTAACAACTAGAGGGTATTTTATAATATTTTTAGCAGAACTATAACTGCATAAGTGTTAGAGCTTTCATAGAAGTTATAAGTGTCAGTTATAATATTTTATAATCAAGTACTTAATAAGGAACCTGTGAAACAAACACAGTAACAAATAGGGAGTGAAACAATACACTCGTTAATAAAATAGGATTTTACTTATTAAATTACTAATTATAAAATTGCAAGAGTTTAAGATAAACAAATATTAGAGAAAAACTAATCATACTGACACTATGGTTAGTTTTTTCTATTTCCATAGATCTGTTACATTTACTTCTAAAAAGTCTGCTAATCTATATGCTATCTTTAGATTGGGAATATTATTATTTTTCTCCCATTCTGAAACTGTAGTTTGTTTTACATTCATAGCTGTTGCTATATCGGTTTGACTTAAATTTCTTTTTCTTCTTATTTCTCTTAAATTGCACTTAATATTTTCTTCACCCATATTGCACATCCTTTATTTTTTATCTATTAATTAAAGTTAATGATGTTATTAGAGCTGTTATAAAACTAACAAATATTGTTATAGCAGCTCTTAATATCTTTTTTTCTATTTCACTCATCCTTCTCCTCCTACATTATTTTAAATAGTCTATGTCTTTGTTCAGTATATATAAATTAAGATTTCTGAACTAATATAGTAAAAAAATATTCATTAACTTTGTCAAAAGTAATCCCTAATAAATTACAGGACTTTACAATTTCAGTTGATGAAAATTCAACATTATTATTTAGCTTATTACTTAAAGTAGATTCATTCATTTCCATTTCTTTAGCAAATATAGCCTGTGTATTAAAAACTTCTTTTATTTTTCCTTTTAATTTACTAAAGTCAAATTTTATATCTGTATTGTTCATATTTTACCTCCTTTGTTAAGTTTTCTGAACTGTACATATAGTACCATACCTTTTTTAATGTGTCAATAATATTTTATAAAAAAATTCAACTTTCTTAATTTTTTTTATAATATTTGTTGATTTTTTTATAATAATACCTTATAATGCTTTTATAGGAGGTGTACACTAATGGAATCATTCTCAAATAGACTAAAAGAAGCTATGGCTCTAAGAAATATGAAATCTACAGAATTATCTGAAAAGTCTAATATTCCTAAGTCTGCAATAAGTCAGTATTTATCTGGACAGTATGAAGCAAAACAAAAAAGTATATTCAAATTAGCAAAAGCTTTAAATGTATCAGAGTCATGGCTAATGGGTTTAGATACACCAATGTGTAAAGATTTAAGAAATTCTTTAGTACATTCTTTAGACTTATCAGGACTTTCTGATGAAGACATAGACTATTTAAAAAAACAAATTGAATATTTAAAGTTTAAAAACCAGAAAACTGACAAGACATAATCCCCCTTATTATATAGACTCTAAAAATCGGGATTTTGTCACATTTTTAGCAAAATTATGTAAAATTCGTATATATTTTTATGAATTATACAAAGAAAAGAGGTTTATATGGATACAAATGATAAAAGTAATGATGGTAGAATTTCTATTATATGGGTAATTTTATTATCAATAATTTGTTTATTTTTATTAATTAACAATTCTTTAAAAAATGAAAACTACTATGATGATTATATAGATGAAAATGATTACGAAGAAACAATCAAAGAATTAGAAAATAAAATTTCTGATTATGAAGATGAACTGCAAAGTTTATATGAAGATTTATCATATTATAAAAATATGGTGGATGAATTAGAAAATGATATAGAAGATTTAACTACTGATGATAATTTTAATTATGGTGATTTAACTGATACTAGTGAATAATAATATGTATTTTTTATATGAATGTGAGGTGATTTTATGGATGAAAAAAATACTATAGAATTTCATTTATGGTTAAATATATTAGGTATTCTTTGGGCTATACTTGGAATATGTGGAGTTATTTCTAATTTTATTTCTTTATTTGAAAAGGATTCAATAACAATAATATATTTTATAGCTTTCATAATTGACATTTCACACAATATTTTTAGAATTACTACTTGGCATTATATACATAAAAAGACAAATAAAGGTTGTTATTTTTCTATAGCATTATTGATTTTAGAATTTTTTATATATTCATTTTTAGCATTTGGTATGGCTTATTCTACATATAGCATTATGTTTTTTTTATTATCAGTATTAATTTTAGGATTATGGATGATTTTTAATATTTTTTATATTATGCATATAATAACTTGCAAAACAAAAATTATATGTCCATATTGTAATAATAAAAATAATCCTAAAAGAGAATATTGTTATATGTGCGGAAAAAAAATATGTAAAGAAAAAGATATACCATCTCATGTAGAGTATCAACAATTTTTAAAGGATAATTTTTCAAATGATGACACTAAAACATATATTAATAATCTTAGAATGTCACCAATAGAAACAGAAAATGACTTAAATACTTTGGAAAAAGAAACAAATATTAATAATGAAGAAAATGAAAATAATTGTACCTTTAGATTCGTATATTGTGGTAAATGTGGCTCTAAGAATATTATTGAAGATAATTACTGCACTAAATGTGGATATAAATTAAGAAAATAAAAATGGATATGCGTTTTAGTTTTCGACGACCTAACACATATCCGAAAGATACAAAACTGCTTTCGCAATTTGTATGAGATGATTATATAACATATCACTCACTTTTTGCAAGTAGTTTTAGAAATAAAATTTAATTTGTAAAAGGAGTGATTTTTTTATGGAAATAACCAAAAAAGAAAAAAGAAAACAAAAAACTAAAAACAGAGGTAACGGCGAAGGTACTATTTATTATAGTTCTTCTCGAAAAAAATGGATTGCGCAATTTACCTTTTTAGATAATGGATCTAAAAAGAGAAAAAGTATTTATGGAAATGCAAGAAAAGATGTTGTAGATAAGCTCATAGAAGAGCAAAATAAGGTCAAAAATGGATTTTATGTTAATAAATGTGAAATTACATTACATGACATTATAAAGACTATGATTGAAGATGATTTAAAAGCAAACAGAATAAAAGAAACAACATATAAAAGAAATATAGAAACACTAAAAATTATAGATAGCACTAATATTTCGTTTTCTCCAATTCAAAAAATTGAACCACATGAAATAAATAATGCTTTACTGACTCTAACTCATTATTCAAACTCAGTAATAAATAAAACTTTTAGTATAATTAAATTAGGTTTTAACAAGGCTTTATTAAATTATATAATCCCATCTTCTCCATTTAATACAATTGGATTGATAATTAAACCCAAAAGTGATAAAGAAACCAAAAAAATTGATGCTTTAACATTAGAAGAACAAAAATTACTAATTAACGAATTAGATAAAACAGAAAATGTATATAAAGATATAATAAAAATTGCTATGTATACAGGTATGCGAATAGGAGAAATTTTATGTTTAAAAAATCAAGACATTGATTTTGATAGAAATATTATAAATATTTCAAAAACACTAACTAGGGATAAAGATGATAAGATTATATTAGGTAATTCTACTAAAACTTATGCAGGAGAAAGAAGTATTCCCATTAATTCTAATATAAAAAATATTTTTAAAAATTTATGCCAAGAAAATAAAGATTTTCTTTTCAGCAAAAATGATAAATTTATAAATGTTTCTACAATAAACTCTGCTTTTAAAAGAATTTGTAAAAATGCAGGGATTAGAGTTATTACAATTGAAGAAAAGAAAAAATATAGAAAAAATAATGCAATTATAAAGTCAAGTAGTGTAAATACACATATGTTAAGACACACATATGCAACAAGGTGTATCGAATCTGGAATGCAAGCAGTAGTATTACAAAAACTTTTAGGGCATAGAGATATAGAAACGACTTTAAATACTTATACATCTATATTTAGTAAATTTAAAGAAGATGAAGTTCAAAAATTAGAATTATATTTAAATAATGTATTTGCATAAAAAAATAGGATTAAATCGTAATGATTTAGTCCTATTTCTTTTGAATGCAATTTGAATGCAATTGGAATGTTTTTTTGTACTTTTTTATAACCTTTTATAAATTTATTCAAATATAAAAAAGCGATACAAATGCTTGTTTTTAGCACTTTATATCGCTTTATAACATCTTATATCATTTTATAAAAATAGACATAAATGGAGCGGGTGATGAGATTACACACATCTCTAACATGCTATTTATCAATATTTCTTATAAAAATGAATGCAATTTGAATGCAATAAACTATATTTTTATTCTTTGTCCTACTAATATTAAATTTGGATTAGATATATTATTCTTTGCAACTAAATTTCCAACAGTAGTATTATACATTTTTGCTATTTTACTTAATGTATCTCCTGCTTGTACTGTATATACTCTATCTGTAATATTATTCTTACCACTAATTTTTATAACTTGTCCTACTTGTATATAGTTAGGATTACTTATATTATTTATTCTTGCTAACTCTTGATATGTTGTTCCATACTTTTGTGCTATTGCGGATAATGTATCTCCTTGTTGAACAACATAAGTACTATTTTCAACCTGTGAAAAATTTTCACGCTTTAATTTTAATATTTGACCTACTAAAATTAAATTTGGATTTGATATATTATTTATTTTTACTAATTCATCTACTGTTGTATTAAATCTATTAGCAATAGAACTTAATGTATCTCCTGCTACTACTTGATACTCTGTTGTTTGTGTATCTATATATTCTTTAATCGGTGTGTTACTAGTTTCTGTATCAAATCTAGTTAAATTATATTGCTCAATTATATTTATCAGTTTACTTGAATAACTAGGATCTGTGGCATATCCATCTTCTCTAACTTTATTACATACATCTCTATAGTTATAATTTCCTCTTAAATTCGCATATCTATCCCATCTATTAAATAATGCACTATGGTCTGCTAGGCTTTCTGCCCAACTTGGATATTTTCTAAAATTAGCATTTACTGTACACCATGCACCATTAATATATTCTGATGTGGGAAATGTACAGTAAGCTCCATTATAATCCCCCTTAATTCCAAATAGATTATAGTTTGGCGCTTGTGCTAATGCACTTCTTCCCCAACCGCTTTCAAGTATTGCTTGTGATATTGTTAAACTTGCAAGGATTTTACTTTTCTTCATATCTTCTCTCGCAAGATTTCCTATTTTTTCTATGAACTCTGCATTTGTCATAATAATCACTTCCTATTCCCTAGTTATACCTTTTATTGTCCAAAATTGAGCCTCTTCTAATTTTGTTAGTGCTAAACTAGTTTCTCTACTACCTTTACATTTATTCTCAACATAATCATAGATAGTAGAAAATAAATTTCTTATATCTTCTATTCTCTTTTCTTGTTCTTTGTTTGTTTTTATATACTCTGCTTTTTTATTCATAAAATTTTCCTCCTCTAACCTGTCGAAATCGTCTGGTTTAATATAAAAAAGTAGAACACCTTCTACTTCCAGAAGATGTTCTATATTTATAGGTCATTTTTTTCGATTTTTTTAACCTATACTGCACCATTTTGCCGTTAATAGCAAAATGGTATTTAGTTTACAATAATCAGCTTTCATATTGCCATTTTAAGCCATTTTTATTCTTTAGGTAATATACTTTCATTACCTACTTTTTCGCCGTTTTCATCATTTTTTACATTATCTTCTTTTTTTGTAAAAAAATAAGTTATAACTGCACCATAACTTGTACAATACAATGCTAAAATTTCTTTTGGTGGATTTATATTAGGTACTAACAGAAGAACTATTAGTCCTACTGTCATTATTACAGTTACAAAACTCTTAACATCATTCCATGCTTTTTTCATAATCTCATCTCCTTATTTTAAAATAAAAGCAATAACTGCACCAGCTATTGCTCCTACTACTGTTTTTAAAATTGTATCAACTATATTCTCCCACTTTTTAGCAGGCTTATCTTTTATATCCTTTATATCTGCTTTCATTTCAGTAACATCATTTTCAACGTTTTCTACCTTATCATTAACTTTTGTGAGTGCTACATAGACATCACTTAACTTCTCAATTTTTTGTTCATGTTCATTTAATTTCTCTGAATTGATTTTTACTTTTTCTTCAATTTTTGCTAATCTTTCTTTTTCTTCCATGCTGTACCTCCTAAGAAACATTCCACCCCTTGGTTGTTGCGATCGCAATTTCTTCATCAGTTAATTTAGCGAGATTGGTAGCTCCCAGATTTAATTTTTGCTTGTTGCAACCTTTACCTGCAATATCATATAAATTATTAATTACATTCATTAAGCTATCATGTGTTAGATTGGTTGAACTCGATAAATCCAAAGCATAAGCCCAATAATTTTCCTCCTTGTCGTCTTGAAATGCTTGCCCTAAATTTTGGAATCCTCCTAAATTTGTTAAACTATTGCATCCATTGAATGTGTTATTTATAGCATTACAAGATGATAAATTAAGTAATGGTACATTTTGCAACATAGTACAACCATCAAAAGCATATGAAATTTCTTTTACACTTGTGGTATTTAACTGTGCTATACTTATTAGTGAAGTGCAACTGCTTACAAAATTTCCCATATATTCAACGTTAGATATATCTAATAAAGGAAATGTGGTTATTTTTCCACAACCTGATGCAAAACCAAATAAACTAGTAGCAGATGAAGTATCTAACAATGGAATCTCCTCTAAATTTATAAAGTCCGCAAGTAAACTATCTAAATTTTGAACACCTGATAAATTAAAAGTATTTGGCAACTTTTTTACACTGCTTTTAATGTTTGGATATCCATATCCATCTACTATGTCATCATCAAAATAATTGCTAATATTTTCACCAGTTGAAATACTGTCAATAAAATTTGAATACTCATCTAATTTAGCATTGCTAGGTACCACAACTCCTTTATTTTCAATAGATGTTTTTATTGCTGATTTTGCATTTTGTAATCTTGTTATTTCTGTTTCTATACTCATATTGCATCCCTCCTATATACTAGCAAGAATTGTTTCTATATTACCAATTTTTGCATCAATTTCAGATTTTGTATAATAGTTTAAAAGTGATGAAGAAAATTGAGTACCGAATTCAGTAAACATATCATCAACATAAGCATTCATTTCTGCGATAGATATTAAATTCAAACTTCCTTTTATTACTTCTGCAAGTTTTGGAATTGATGCAGGTACAATAGGTTTATAAATATTCGTTTTAGCTTCTATTTCACTATCTGATGCTTTAACTATACTTAATCTACCAGATGTTTTATAAATTCCATAAAGACTATTAATTAATACTATTCCTGCTGTATTTACATCAGCATAATCTGTATTTTTTATATAAGATGACATATCTGGTGTTATTCCGTCTTCTCCCTTTGGTCCTTGTGGTCCAATATCACCTGTATTTCCCTTATCACCTTTAGGTCCCTGTGGTCCTGTTTTGCCTTGTATTCCTTGTGGTCCTCTCAAATCTTCCAATTGTTCTGGAGTAAAATCATCATAAGTAAAGGCATCACCTTTAGGTCCTTGGATCCCTTGCTCTCCTTGAACACCTTGTTCACCTTGAGGTCCTTGTGGACCAGTTTCTCCTTTAAGTCCTTGTTCTCCATTAGTTACTGTAAATGTACTAGTAGTATCATCTGTATATGTAATTTGATAAGTATCAACTAGTCCATTTTTTTCTATTAGTTCTATATTATCTATTCCTTTTCCATCTTCTACATCAACAAGATATTGTTTACCATTATCAAGTTGTATAAATTGACGTATTGTATTTCCAACAGCGATTCTAATTATATCCTTAATTCCAACTCCTTGTGGTCCAGTCGCTCCCTGTTCACCTTTTAAAAATGTATTGCTAACTTTTGTTACTATCTCTTCTACTTTATAATCTTCTAAATCTACTTGCATATTTACTCCTCCTATTCATTTTCAATATGAGTTACTTCTTGTGTTAATGTAATTGTTCCTAAAACTAACGTAGCAACTATTTCACCACTAATCAACTGAATATCATATACATATGTACCATATTTTAAACTTGCTGTATCTTCATGTGTTAAGGTAATAAAATAGTATCCATTTTCATAGCGGATACTTCCATCTGATAATTTTTTCTGCAATATTTCATTTTTAGTGTTATAGTTTTTCTTCATTGTGAAAATTAACTCATCATTTGAATCCATTTTTAGTACATTGCCTTTATTATCTTTTACTTGAAATTTTAAAGGCTTTGTATCTCCTCTTATAAATTCTATATCCATTCTTTCTCACTCCCTTCTATTCTATTTTTGAATTTATATAATCTGCTATTTTATCTAAATAATCATAGATTTTACCACTTTCAAGAGCATATTTTTTTATCATTTCTTCAGAATTTTGTGGTTGCATTCTATCTTGTCTATCTATCTTTTTTGGTCTTTCAATTTTTTCAAGCATTCTATCATCTCCTATATATGAAAAAGGAGTCGATATCGACCCCTTTATTTTATTTTCTTAAATATAGCATCATACATTTTACTTTTTTCTGAATTGCTTATATTTAGATTATTAATATAATTTATAATATCATTGTAATATAGCTTAGCAAAAGATTCATTTTCTCTTGCCAAAAGAATTTGTTTTTGAGGAATACTTAAAGATAATGAATTTACATAGTTAAATATAGCTTGTTTTTTACTTCCTGATATTGTTTTACCAGAACTATTTTTTACTCCTTCTATATCTTTTTTTTCTAAGTAATACTTATTCAATTGTTTTACTGGTATTCCACTGTTAATAAGTTGCATATATTCTTCTCTCGCTGTCATTCCACCTTTTTCTGGTTTATTACCACTTTGCTGTAAATAAGTTAAATATTCTCCATTTAGTTTTTTCAAATCTTTTAATGATACATCATAATCTGTATCATCAGTTGATACATTGATCAAATGTTGTTTTTGGCTATCATCAATTTCCATGTCCATTATATATTTTAATTTATTTTTTGTTGAAGAATTTGATATTGCTTTATCATTTCTATCTTTATCACTTTCTTTTTTACTTATTATTGTTTTATATATATAAGCATTAGATGTGTCTAGTCCTTTCTTAATTTCTTCTTCAACTTCAACATCTTTATCTGAACGTTCATATTCTATTTTATGAACTTTAGCATATTTTTCCTTTACTTCCTCTTTACAATCACTATATATTTCATCTATAATATCTACTTTTTCATCATTAGTTAATTTATTAAATGCTTTATTATTTATGACTTTAGTTATTTTATCATGTGCACTCTTACCAAATTCTGCTTTATACTTATTGTATTCTTCATTTGTGTATCTATATGTACTACCATCGAATGTTAGAGTTTTACTAATAGTATCTGGTAATAAATCTTTATTTTTTGTTTTATTATATAAACTATTTAAGTATCTATCAACTTTATCAGTTGATAGATCTTTTCTAGTATAAGGTGCTAAAGTATTCTCAAATATTCTTAAAGGAAGTGTTGGACTTTTAACTTCTTTTCCCCAGGTATCCTTTTTTACAGGTAACATTTGTCTAAGTACTGGAATTTTACTCATTATTTGATTTTTAGTACTATCTATTGCTTTTGAAACAGTATCGCTTTTAGTTGAAGTAGTATCCCTTTCATATTCATCTGTAATTCTAGCAACCTTTCCTAAGGCTGTTGGTATATATTGATTTGCATATGATTTTGCGATATTAGTTCCTATTCCAACTAAATAATTGTCTTGGTCATAAGAACGAAAAACAGATGTTAGTCCACTCAACATCGACATTTCTGTCATTGGGTTCATAGCGTTTGCAAATACATCTACTGAGTCCTTTACTATATTTAAAGCCTTATCATAATTCTCATCATTTAAATTATTTTTATTTTCTTTATCTGAACTTAATATTTCATTTATCTCTGCACCTATAAATAAGGGTATTGCAGTTGGAGCTAACCAACTTAATGAAAAATTCTGTGTTCCAATGGTAACAGAAAAATTTTGTTTTCCTTGTGCTTCATCGTATTTTTCTTTATCTTCATCATTACCATTAGCCTTTAAGATTCCCATTTGAGCTAACATATAACCTACAAGAGCTATACCTGTTCCTGTAAGTCCTTTAGATAAATTATCTATATACTGATTTAAATTTATATTTCCATTTTTAAGATTTACTAAATCTATAGTTGTAGATTTTACTAACTGCAATGGAGAATACGCTAATCCTGTTTTAGCTACATTTATTGGTACAGCTTTAAAAGGCACTGTTGAATCTAATACAAATTTTGCAATTTCATTATTATTTCCAATTTGATTTAATGCACTAGCTAATCTACTCTCTTGATGGAAAGTTGCTTCTTTGGCTTGAGCTATGGCATAATTTCTAGCTTTTCCTAATTGTGCATCTGTTATATTATTTACATCAATATTATTTGATGCAATATAACTTGAAAGTGCTTTTGCATAATTATATTTTAATCCCCAACCATCTTCTACTTCTAATGCTTTACTATTTAATTTATAAGCCTTACCTAATGTATTATTTAATATATCACTTTTAAATTCTCTTTTATTACTTTCAATTCTTGACGTTGGACTATACTTATTTTGATTTAATCCCAGTCTATCTGCAACATTGTTTATATCATCTTTTGCAAATTTGGCTGTTTTTGCATCTACTCTTCTTACTAAAGATTTTGTTCTTTCCATATCTTTATTGAATATAGCAACAATATCTTCTATACCACCTGCTATTTTATTCTTTAATCCTTGAGTACCCGTCATAGCAGTATTACCGACTATATTTCGTATATGTGTTGTAGGATTTGCAAGCATTGAAAAATATCTCCAACTATCTAATTTTTCAAATGTATTTTTAGCAACTTGTCCGCCTAGTTCCTCATATATATTATCTAAAATATCATACATTTCTTCATTAGATTTAGCACTTAAAATACTTTCTTGCATATCAGAAGTAAATTCAAATAATTGAACTTTTTCTAAGATTTTTCCATTTTTAGTTACTACTTGCTTCCCATCTATAACTTCAACTTTACCACCTTTTTTAGATGCTATTTTTTGATTTAGTTTATTAATAAAACGTTGTATCCATAATACTTGTCCTTCTGGTGATTGGTGTGCAATCATAGCCATTGCTTGTACAGTTCTACCCGCTTCTGTTCCAGCCATAGCTGTATATTGGATTGCATCTTGTAATTCCTGTTTTTGTCCTGTTTTAGAATAATATTGTATTAATCTATCTCCAATAGCTATATCTTCTGCTAATATTCTTTGTCCACCATCAATTTTATCCTTTAAACTACCTAATGCTCGTTCCACTCCAAGTTGCTCTATTGTATAATCCGCTTTGTTAAGTTGTTGCACATTGCTCTCTGGGATATATGTATCAACTCCCATAAGCTCTTTTGCTATTGCTTTAGCCTCTTTACTAACTACTTCACTATTAATTACGGTTTGATATCTTTTTCTTTGTTTCTCTTTAAATTCAGGATTAAATGGTGCATTTTCTGTATTTTTTATACTATTTTCATTATTATTGACATAATTTTGCTCTGATGGTATAATATTATTAATAGGAGCTTTATTTGAAGCTCGAGAGCTAATTCCCTTGGACAATTGGAGTCCAGTAGTGGGTAGCTCTTTTATTATACCTTCATCAATATCATATAATAAATTTCCTTTTTCTATTTCATCATTCATAAATCTATCATATTCTCGTTTTCCATATATACTAGTTAATCTATTATTTAATACTTTTATGTTTCCTATTTGCCCTTCATAATCTAATTCTATACTTACTATTATAGGTCTATCTAACTTGTCTGCTAAATCCGTAACTACAACTATACTATTTTCTTGCGTTGAAGATTTTAATATATTAAGAGGCTCTGACAATGCTCTTGGAATTTCTTTAATTGTATTAATTGGTATTCCATGTTCATTTGAATTTGGATTGTTATCTTCTTTTAATATAGTCTTTAACTTACTTTGTTTTAAAACAATGTCTCTATTAGGCACGCCAATATCTTTTAATACTTGTGGCGTTTTTCCAACTCTAATCATACTACCTGATTTTAAATTTCCAGAAACATATTCGTCAACTTGCTTAGCGAAGTTATCTGCATCATTTTTTATTTGTACTTTTTCTGGTATAGGAGCTGAATTTTTACTTATTGTGTCTTTTGGGATAGGTGCTACTTTTTCTTTAATATCCTTATTAGTAATATTTACATCATTTCCATTAAAAACTAATATAGAATTTCCTCTATATTTAACATTTCTATTTTCGTCAAGATCTCCACCTTCATCTAATACAATCGAATCATATTCTGGATAGTTTTCTTGTAACCATTCTTTTAAATCTTCACCTTCTGTCCAATCAATAGTCTTTATTTTTTTATAATCGTTATCAGACATATATGGATTAATTCCTAGAGCATTACCACCTTTTACATATTCATTAATAAATATATTTTTTTCTTTTTCGTTATTAATATCAAATGGTTTCTTTAGATTTAACGTAACTTCATATATTTTAGGTTTATTACTTTCTTTCCCAGAATTAATTGAACTAGCTGTTGTGTTCATATACCTTTCAGCATACTCTTTGTTAGTTGTAAAATATGAGCCATCATTAAATTTAGATATTTCTCCGTTAGGACTACCATGATAATATGTTAATAACTCTCCACTCTCATTTTTTACTATTTTAGAAATTTTTGAACTTTCTTTTTGTGGAAAATACCCAAATTCATTAATATCATCACCTGCAAATTGTATGTCTTTTGCCTTTACTTTCATTGAAACAATGTTACCTTTTCCATCCAGTTGACTTTCATTATGTCGTTCTGCATATTTTTTGGATAAAGTTATCCAATCTCCATTATTAATTTTATCTCCAGTAGTAGCTCTATATATTGTTACTTCTGCACTAGGATTATTCTTTATTCTTTTTATAATTTGATATGACTCCTTAGAAGCTTCATCATTCATGTTAAAATAATATTCTGGATGTTCATATACATCTTTTGGCATTGTTTGTCCACTATTAGAAATATCTGAAGCATATGCTTGTGTTTCACTAGGTCTATGACTCATCATATAATCATTTTTACTAGCTTTTTTAGGAGCAGACTGGATATACACTTCATCTCTATCCATAGAAAGATTATTATTTATATAATTAGTCAATGTTTCGCCCAAATGCTTATACATACCTTTAATATTACTTTTTAAAAATACAGATTCATAAATAGTATTTCCATTTATATCAGTAGCTAGTACATATATATCACCATCATTATTTTTTTGATTATAATATACATTAGTAGCACCTGATAGATCATTTTCTTCAGTCTGCTCTACCATTAATGGATTTGAAGATGTTCTGCCCACATTAGAGCTTTTATCTATTGCATTGCTAATTTTTTCTACTTTTTGAATAGATATTTTAGATTGCTCATTTATAGAATTATTACTTATATTATTATTTGCATTCTTAATAGTTGAAATCCATTCTTCTTTTGTAAATGGAACATATCCTTTACCTTGTCTATTAAGAGTCGATTTTTGATTTGGCATTAAATCTAACCATGTTTTATTAGCATATATATCAATTTTATCTGAAGGAGAATTTAATCCTATTTGTTCTGCTACTTTTAACCATTGCTCTTTTGTTCTTTTACCTTGATTATTTCCATTAACAAGATTAAGTGCATTATTTACAATAGTATTATCTATTTTTTCACTAGAATAATTTACAAACGAACCTTTTAATCCTTTAATAATATTGGTACTAGGATTTGTTAATACATTATCTATTTTTTTCTCTATTAGAGCAACAACTTCTTCAACATTTTTATTTCGTTCATATAATAAAGTAGCTTCATCTAGGATTTCCCATTTGTTTTCATCTGGTAAATTGCTATTCATTAATTTTTCATTAGCTAATATAATTTTATTAGCTGTTTCTTGATTTGTTATCTCAGTTAATCTCTGACTTATTTTAGAATTCATTTCTGCACTTCCAAGTAAAGCTATTACTTGATTATTAGCATAGTTAATATTATTTACATTTCCACTATCATAGGCTGTACGTAACAAACGTACAGCTAATTCTTTGTTTTTATTATTTAAAAGATAATTTTTATTTTCTAATTCTGATATTATTTCATTTCCTCTAGCTTTTAATCTAGCTTTAATTATATCGTTAGAAGTATAATCTGTTCTTTCTAATTGGGCATTAGCATCTTGTAATTTTTGTATAGTATCATTAACATCTTTATTTAAGCTATTTTTAGAGATTTTAATGTCTTTAATTGTATCCTTTGTTCCTCCTAATAATGAAGAAAATATTGCAAAGCTTAAAGCATTATCATTTATCTCTTTCTGTTGCTCTGGTGTTAAATATAAGCTCATATTCTTTATTTGTTGACCTATTGTATTTGCTCCATAGCTTCCCATATATCCACCAATAAAATTAGAACCATAATTTGATGCTAAAGTAGGAATTAATTTTTGCCCAACTTTGGGAATAATTGATTTAGATGCCTCTTTAATCACAGGTGTTGTTACATCTGTAATTGCTCCAGTTAATGCACCTATTGCAGTATCTCCTGCAATTTCTCTCACGTTATCTGTATTTCCGTATGTATCTGCACCAGAAATAGCCCCATAAGTAACAGAAGATGGTATTCCTAAAGCATTTAATGCCATAGATACACCTATATCAGAACCCACTCCTGCTATACCAGCTAATATCTTATTAGGTGTTACTTTTTCATATTCTTCATCTACCATTTGCTGAATTTCTTCTCTAGTAGTCTTCACAGTGTTATATTTATCTTCGTTTATAATATTTAATTTATCTATACCACTTAATATCTTATTATCTATACCTTTTTCTTCTAATTTTGTTTTTCCAAAATCCATTACAGTATCTGATACATAATCAATTGGGGCTAATATAGTATCTCTTGTTGTATTTAAAGCATATTTAATACCATTTTTAAAATCTTTATTTTTAAATGATTCTGCACTATTTTGGATATTCTCTCTAGCATTATAATAGTAAGGTAATGCATCATTGAGTGCATTAAGCATGGCTTTACCAATTGGTTTTGATAAATGAGCTATACCATAAAATCCACTACTTAAATTATCTTTGAAAGAGTTGCTTGAATTCTGTAAATTATTTACATCAATTCCTACTTTTCTATTAACTGTTTGACTTATTGGAGCTCTTAACACTTCTTTCACGTTTGGATTATTACTAATTATTTTATTTACATTTGATTGATTATTTTGCATATTTCTATTAGCTTGTATATTTCTAATAGTATTTGACATTTCATCCGTATTAAAATCTGGACTAATTAAATTTGGACTTTGCGCATTTTTTTGAACTGATAATCTTTTATAAAATTCATCTAAAGTCATGATTTTTTCTCCTATCTATTAGCATATAAACGATTTGCCCAATCACTTACTCTTAAACCAATTGGAATTGCATTTTTCTTATTTGATTTAGTATTTGAAGTATTAGAATTATTACTTTTTTCATTTGAATTATTATTTTCCTCTAACACTCCTAAAGAACTTTCACTTCCATCATATAAACCATATGGATTTGAATAATTAGAATATGATGCACTCTTGTATGAATTTGATATTGCGTCTTGCTGTTTTTGATATTCAAATTGTTCTCTAGCAAAAGCGTTTGCAATTTCATCTTGTTGTTTTTGATAATTAAACTCATCTAACCATTGATTATAATTTACTTTATTTTGTGTTAAAGAAGATTCTGCACTTAATTGTTGCCATAAATTATCCATTTGTGTTTGAAGTTTATTTAAAGCAACTTGGGCTTTTTCCCTATTACCTTCAAGCTGTGCCTCTGTCATTTGATTGTTGAAATCTTCCATTAATCTGTCTGTACTTTCTCTAGCTGTTGCATATCTGTTTTGATATGTGTTATAAGCATTTAATTTACTTGTCTCACTATATCCACTGTTACCAAGACCACTTGAAAATATATTTTCTGCTTGTATTCCATAAGGATTAATTAATTTTTGATAGTCTTGGTAAGCTCCTCTAGCTTCTTTGTTGAAATCTTGTTGAGTATAGCCTCTTTGTCTTTCTATCTCTGCTAAAGTTTGCTGTGTATTAGCATTAATTTGCTCATTTTGTATTTTTTCTGATTGATTTAATAAATCATTTTGTTGATCAATATTATTTGCATACTTTGTTTCTAAATCTGCATAAGGATTGTTATTTTCCATCTCTATCTCCCCCTTACATTTCCGTTACTTGTTCCAATGGTAAAAATACCTTGCTTATTGCCACTAGGTGTTCCTACCCACACTTTACATCTTTTTTTAACTCCGTTTATTTTTAATATGCATGAAAAAACATCACCATTTAAAGTGATGTTTACATTTTTATCTACATACGTTCCACTAGTTTCAACTCTTATAATCGCATTTATGTTATTGTTATTCCCCATTAATTTATATATTTCTTGCTTTTCATCATCTGTTAAAATTAATTCATATTCTCCTGCTGGGACTTTATTTCGTCTTACAACCTCTTTTCCATTTATAATAACAACTATATTACCTTCACCAGAAAGAGTTAATTTTACCCCGTTTATGCTAAAATCTCCTATACTTGATATGGTTGATTGCTTTGAAGTTGTAATATATAATGTATTGCTCTCTGGTCCAAATCCACCATTGCCATATCCATAAGCTTTTATACCATATCTTGTATTTGGTTTAAGATTTTCTAATGTTATTTCTTTTGATGTTGTTTCTTTTAAAAATGTATTTTCATTATATACATGATACTTTTCTGAATTTATTCCATTTGTATCACTACATTTTATTTTTATTGTAGTTGCTGTATGTGATATTTCTTTAATTGACACTGTTGGTTTATCTGGTTCTATGTCTATTGTTACTGTTTCAGTTTTGGATAATGTTCCTGTATTATATAAATATCCAGTTATGCTAATTTGAAAGCTACCAGAACTTACTTCTACACTTCCGCTTGCAAGTTGTCTTGAAGCTCCTCCTGATATGTTGGAATATACACCATTATTAAGTACTGTTTTGCCATTAATAGTAATATTATTAATTTGCATTGCATTATTATACCAATTGTCCCAATATCCACTTTCATCTTTAGTTTCAATTCCAGCTTGCCAATTTATTGTTTTGCTTTTATATCCTGCTTGTTGCCATGATACATAAAATCTTGAATGACTTAACCTATTTGTATAAATTGTTGGCATATTATCACCTAATCAAATATTTGTATAAATATTTGCCCTTCTTGAAGTTGTGGTACTGTAGTTCCATATTCTATTATTGATTGTTTCTCTGTATTAAGTTTCTTTACCATTTCTGCACTTGCAACTTTTGTGCTTCCTCCTGTTATTAAATCATTAACAATTGTAACTAACCCACTATTAAGTGCTGGAACTAAAATTTCATTAATATACTTTTTTATTAAGTTTGAACCCTCATCAAATTTAGCTTTTAATTCTGTATTTGATAGTGATGGTTTATCATCTAATGCACTAATTATATTTAAGTTTTCATTTAATTTTTCTACTGCCATGTTCTTACCCTCCTATGTTCGTTTAACGTAACTTCCTTGAAATACTTCTAATGTTGCATCATATAATCCAAATGGTCTATCTTCACTATAAAATTTTAAAGTTAAATCTATAAATTTTTTCATTTTTATTTTATAAACAATATAGCTCATTTCCTTAGTTGTAAATGCAAAGTTACTAAAATCAATATTATTAAAATCAAAGCCAGTAGCAGAATATTCCTTTATGAACTTCTCTGGCTTTCTGTTTGTTTGAACTGATACTTTTAGTTTCCCATTTGGTATTGTTTTAATTTTTGCAACTCCACCTCTCTTATTTGTAGTCTTTAAATTATTTGTATCTCCAAAGATGTCAAAAGGTGTTTGCCAACATGAATAAATATTAAAATTATAATCTTTATTTAGTGATTCATCTAATGCTAATATATATCCTGCATCTGTTCCTATTATTAGTTCTTCATTCACTGATAATAAACAAATTGGATTACCAAAATAATTTAAGAACTCTTCACTTGTGTGTTTCCAAAAATACCACTCATACTCATAACCATTTACTCCTTGATATTTCTGTCTTGAATCTGCTAAATAATAGTTTCCATTTACAAGACATATTAGATATCCTTTCCACTCTACCATACATACATCTTCAAAGTTATTCTCATTTATAAACTTACCATCAATCAAACTACTCCTATGAGATATTAATTGTTCTTGATCTATATTACCAATCATACCTTCTAATCCTAAAGGACTTATAAATACTATATCATCATTAAAATTAATACACTCGGATATACAACCTGTACTGATATTTCCCTGTTTAGATGGATAAACTTTACCATACTCACTATCTATTACAGGACTATGATAAAAAATCGTATCATTTTGCTGTGAGGGTTCTTTAAATACCCATAATAAATTATTACCAACAGTAAATGATTTTATAGCACTATCACTTGTTCCATCTTGATAATAAGCTAAATCACTTACATATGCTGGATTATTTAGTTCACAGTGAAATATTGCATTTTTATATTGCGGATTTCCTGTAAAGAAAATACGATTATCAAAAGCTATATTTTTTGTGCATTTTGAAATTCTAGTATCATAATCTGTTCCAGCTTTACTAAATTCTATTACAACATTGTCTTGTCCTTCTGTTAAAGGTTTTACTGGAGCTGTATTAAACGTTATACTTCCATTTACTCTATTTACAGTAAATTCTGTTGAACTAACTTGTGTATCATTTATATATACTTTTACTTCATCTTCATCTAGTAACTTCACATCTAAAAAATATTCTTTACTTATACCATCTGCACAAAAACTATTTTTTCTTCTTGGAGTAAGTACATTTACTGGTTGATAGATTGTTCCTCCGCCAATTGGTTTTCTTGATATAGTTGTAGTTGGTATAAAAGCATCATCTGATACATTTTTTATACTTGTCCCATCATATACTAAGTAATTTAATCCATCATTTATGTATAGCTTATCATCAAATATAACAAAAGAGCTTTTATAGTTATTCATTTGATTATATATTTTTTTATACTGACTCCCGTTTGGATAATCCCATACAAATAAATACTTTCCTGCATGAACAATTAACTTTTTAACGTTATTTATTTGATATAAAAACATTCCATTTATTTTTAAATACGTTAGTAACCCATCTTCTTCTGCCGTAAAGTTAAATAAATTTTTAAATCCAGGTCTTGTTTGAACACAATTTCCTTGAGTATCTGCATAATTTTTATACATATTTATGCAGTTTGGACTTCTATTAAGTGCAACTTTAGCAGGGTCATTAGTGAAATCACAACCAGCTAAGTTAGAGTATAGTCTTGTCATCATATTCGCCATACTATCACCTCCTAGAAATCATAATCACATTTAACACTTACAAGCATACCTGTTTCGCTTAAATCTAATCTATTTATCGCATCTTCATAAGCTTGTTTAAATGCAGTATAGTCTGCACTAGGGTCTGTCTTTAATATATTGTCTATTGCCTTATATGGCAATATCATTTGAACATCTTGGTCTATTTCTAATTCAAAATCATCTTCTGTTTCTTCTGTTATCACTTCTGGATAAGCATAATAAACTAATATATAATTTGCTTCTAGTGAATCATTTAAATATATCTTTTTATTTTGCAAATAGTAATCTCCGTCTATTAGTCTATTAGTATTTACATCTTGTACTACTATTTCTTTTATTTTGTATAAATCAAACGGTAAGCTATATGGTGTATATTTTTCTTCACTATAACCATTTTTTCTAACTGTATAAGTCTTTTGTTTTTTTATCTTCTTTATTTGAGAAAGCTCTTGATATGGTTGTGCAAATAGAAGTTTTAACTTATTTTGAAAATCCTCATCTTCTGTAAACATTTGACCATATCCTGCATCTGGTGAATACTCATCTGCAAGTGCTAGAGCTTGTTTTATAACCTCAATTAATGTCATCTATATCACCTCTTTATATATCTTTAATCGCCTCTAAACTCTCTATTACTTCTGGTACAGTAGCCATTTTATATGGACTTACTACATATCCTTCATCTTCTCCCCATACTAGTTCTATACCTTCTGGAAGCTCTTGTGTTAAAACGGTTCTTTCTACTGTCTTTATACCCATTGCTTCATATTCTCTTGTAACTCTTGTAGTAAGTTTTAAGTCTTTTATTGTTTGCTTTATCTTTCCTTTCCCATCTCCAGTTGTAAACTCTGGTTCATCTAAATAAGTATCTTTCATTACCTTAATACCTAAAAACATTTGCATTGATGGACTCAATATCACTTTCTTAAATTCTACATTTTTACTTTTACCTATTTTACTCATTAAATAAATCCTCCTTATTGGCACGTGTTAATGGATTTGAACCATTACTAATAGTTTTGGAGACTATTGTGCTACCTTTACACTAAACAACGCATATAAAAAAAGAGGGAGTCCTACTTGAACTCCCTAAAATTAAGCTACTTTTACAACATAAATTTGTTCAGGACGTACAACTTTAGCACCAAATACGAATAGACCTTTAACTGCATCTGAAAATCCTTTTTCAGGTCTATAAGCATCAGTAGAATCAATTTGACCAACATAAGCAACAGCTTTTTTAGTTCTTAGGAAACAGCCTTTTGATTTATCATCAAATTCTGGTAAATTATTATCTATGCAAATTAATGCATTACCATATTTACCGACTGCACCTTTCTTAATCATTTCAATGTTAGTTGTTGCAAGTTCAGTCATGCTTTGTCTCATTAGTGAGAATACTTTTGGAGTTACTTCATAGTAAAGTTCCTCGTTAGTTTTAACATTGTTACCATATAAAACTGTTAAAGCATCTTCTAATGTAGCAATAGCATTTGTTTTAGTTACATTAACTGGTGAAGCTGATGCTTCTACTTCTCCACTATCGACTGCATCTTTAACTACTTTAGCTATATACTTGTCTGCTTCTTCAGCTAAACCTTTACCTGCTTCTGCTGTTAAAGTTGCAAGTAAGCCTTTTTGTGATTGTGCTTGGTCAATATCTTCAACTTCAAAATTGAAATATCTGTATTGGTCTATTTTTAATAATTGTGAGTTATCTGTACCTTGCTCTCTATCTATATCTGTACCTGGTATATAAGTTTTTATTGTAGGTCTAACAACTCCTAATATTTTAACTTCTTTTGCTAATTTTACTTCACCCTCAAATTCATAGTCAGAGTGATTTTTTAGTCCTGTTGTTGTTTCAAGTGCAGTTTGAATTTTTGCAGACCACACTGTTCTTTGGAAATGTGTAATTGCCATATTTGTTCCCTCCACTTCTTTTTAAGGGAATAGTTTATTTCCATTTAGCCATACTATCTTCAACTGCTTTTAAAAGCTCTGGATTATCCATAAGCTCTCTTTGAGTAAATTTACTTGCTTCTTCCTCTGTATAATACTCTTTAACAGTGTTTGTTTTAGCTACTGTTCTTGTACTTCCAGTTGAAGCTGGTCTTTCTCTTTTTGGAGTTTCAACCACTTCTTTTGCATTTATCTTTTGATACATCTCGTATATATCTCCAATAGATGTTTGTGCATTAAATCTACTAGCAAATTCTTTAAAAGAATCATCTTGTAAAATTGACTCATCTACACCTTTTTCTTTTAATTGAGCTTTTGCCTTTTCTTGCATCATGTATTTTCCTAAACTCTCAAAAACTACTTTTTGTCTTATAGTACGTTTTTCTGCTGGGATATTATAAATTTCATTAGCTATTTGATTAATATAATCATCTCCTCCATTTATAATCTCCTCAGCTTCTGCTTTTGCAAGTATCTTTTCTTCTCTTTCAGAAAGTCCTCTTGATACTACATCTGGAATTTCTATCCCTTGTTCTTTATAAAATTTTCTTAAATCTTTATTTAAGTCTTGGACGTTTCCGTCATCTTTTCCCATACCTTTTCTTAAGGTATAAGCTAAATCTTCATACTCTTGAATTTTTTTAGCATACTCATTTTCTGCTCTTGCAAGTCTGCCCTTTACATTTCTGTCAATGGCTTCTTGCAATTCTTCCTTTGTATAAAGCTTTTCTTTTACGCTCTCTTTTTCTTCTTCCACTTCGCTAGCATCAGCTTCTGAAGTATCTTCAAGTGTACCTACTACTTCTTCATTTTCTTCTACTTCTCCTGTAGGATTTGTTGTGTCAACGGATGTATCGTCAACCATAACATCTTTGTTATCTTCTTCCATCTTAAATTCCTCCTTGTTTTAAGTCCTGTCGGACTGTCCTTGATAGCCTTTTACCCTCTTACACATGTTTTGGAGCATATAAAAAGCAATTGTCCGATTTTTTCGGACAACTGCTAATTAATCTTTTTTATTCTTTTCCTCATATTCCTTTTGTAGTTCTTCTTTAGTTTGAATAACTTCTTTGCCACACTTTTTGCAGATAAACTTATACCCATTATCCACTTCTTTGTCGAACCACATATCTATTTTACATTCTCTACAATTCATTATCCTTGTCCTCCTACTTGTTGAAGATAGTTTTGAAATTGCCTTATATTCTCGTTTCCTTGATTTGCTATATTTGATATATCTTCTTGTCTTGCTTGTTGATTTAATAATCCTTGTATTTGCATCATTTGGCTTTGAGCATTTTGTTGCATAATAGATATATCTTTTTTAGTTTGCTCTCTTTGTTTGATTATTTCTTCTAATCTCTTCTTTGGATAACTTGAATCATAAGGTAAAGCATTTACCCATTCTTCAAAAGTAATCTTATCTGCTGTAAATAGATTCTCAAGCGATTGTTCCATATCCATTTTACTAAATGGTGTTGTTGGTGTTATATCTACCTTAACATTTGTTTTAAGTTCATTTAAAGCTTCATAAGATACTGGTATTCCAACTGTTACTGTTTCTGTTGATACATTACCATTTTCATCTAATACTTGTTGTTCTTGTTCATCTGATATAACTAATCCATCTATCATATAGTTTTGAATCATATCAAGATATATTCTTGCTATATTCTCTAAAAACTCTTTAAATCTATATAATTGCTCATTTAATGGTTGCTCTTGTGCTTGCTGTACTGCAAGTATTGCTCTTGCACTAGTCTTAGTAACATCTATATTACCAGATGCGTTATCTCCTGCGCCTGCTAAATTCTGTGTATAGTTTACTAATTCATCAAGCAAATATTTAGAATCTGGACTCATTGATGTACCATTTATATATCCTATATATTTTCTTATATCGTCAAGTCCTGCTCCTTCAACTTCAATAGAAGCTCCTACTTTATTTAGAGATGTCAAGTCTTTAACATAGCTTTTATTATATGCAAGTTTAGGATAAGCAGAGTTCTTAACAATAATAGCTCTCCTCATCTCTGTTTTATTTATCTCTATTTGATTTGGTATGTTTGGTTCTACATCTCCCATACCTCTTGCATTTCCTTTTTCTTCTTCCCACACAAAGTGAGCTACTGGATAAAGTTTCATCTTTGTATCTTGTTCTTTTTCTATTTCTACAAACTTTGTACATTTAGTAAAGTGAACTGTTTTTACTCCGTCTGCATTTACTTTCTTATATAGTTTCAAAAGCTCTAAACACATTGGAGTTAATTCTTCATTATTTGTATTGTTTGTATATCCTGCTCTTTCTTTTTTTTCTTCATCTGATACTATAAGATCTATATTCTCTTTTGATACACCTTTTAATAGTGCTTCTTCTTTTACTACAGTTACAGGCTTCCTAAATGCTATTATGATGTATGGTTGCTCTTCAATATTTTCATTTGTTTCATCACCATAGTAAATATTATTCTTATCTACAATCTCTCCTACAACTTCACCATCTCTGCCCTCATTTTCATCAAAATACATAAAAAAGATGCCCTCAGAGTTGATACAAGCATCTTTTACAATAGTTCTTAACTTTGATGTGATGTTTTGATTTTCAAAAAATCTATCTGTATGTTTTGATAATAATTCACACAGTTTATTTGCCTCTTTAGCATTGCTTTCTAAATATGAAGGACTAAATACAACACTATAAGCATTTTGATTTATTACACCTACTTTATACTTTACAATAGGCTTTATAACATTTATTACAATTGGACTCATATCTCCAAGCTTTGCTTTTTCCCATTGTTTGCCATGAAAGAAATTATAGTTTCTATCTGTATTAGTATAAAGGTTCTTTCTTCTGTTGTAGTTTATTCCTCTTTGGTATTCTTGCCATATTGAAGTAGGATTACAATTATCTAAATCTATTTCTTCTCGTTCTATCATCTCTTACCTCCTACTTTATAAAGTCTTGTTGTCCTTTATCTGTTCCATCATAAGCTTCAACATTATTTATAAGTATTTCTTCATTTTGTCTATTTCTTTCTATATCGTCTTTTAAAGCGTTTTCTTCCTCATTAGAGTAATTATCTATTCTTTCATTAAAACTTATTTTTTGACCATATTTTAGTCCTAGATAGTATGCTATAAGTATTAATACTGACTCACAAGCCATAAACAGTAATGCTAATATCATACCAATAAGTAAATAAATCATATTATCACCTCTTCGCTTCCTCTATCTCCTTGATAGTTGTCTTCTCTTTCTATTTCAAAGTTATAAAACTCTTTGTGTATTTCTGCTTTTTCTACATAAGTTCTTTGTTGCTCTCTAATGTAATATACAATTGCAAGAGCCATAACTAAATCATCATGATAACCCACTTGCGCTTCTTCTCGACCTTTATCATTCTTTATAAATACTAAAAGCTCCTCTAAAGTATCTTTATCATTAATTTTGTCTAAATGCTCTTTTAATACTCTTTTTAAATCTCCTAGTATTATTGGTCTTGTTAAAGATGTAGTTTTAAATCCAAATGATTTTTTAACTCTATCTTGTGTAGTATCTTCAACTTTTCTTACATAAAAGTTCTTATATCCTAGTCTTTCAAGTTCACGCTGTGGATAAGTACTAAAGTTAGTCTCAATTCCTATTAAAGCCTCTTTATAGTACATACCCAAGCAATACATCTGCTTTGTATATTCAACTTCATCAGTCTTTTCTTTGTATACTGCTACTTGTTCACCAGTTGTATTGTCTATAACTTGTCCTGTAAAGAAATCTGAGCCATCTTCTGCTGTATCTCCAGAAAGAACATAAGGATAGTTCTTTTTTGGTAGTTTATATATTTTAATTGGACCATTTACATCATCTTGCCATTTAATATTTGTTATTTTTAGTCCATCATATTTATATGAAAAATATCCTTGTTTAAGAGGCTCTTTTAGCTCTGCTATTCTTCTTATAATTGCCTCTTTATCAAAAACGCAATTACCAGATGCTAAAAAAGCTTCTTCGGGGGTACAAGGATATTCTTGCTTTATTAATTCTTTATCTATATATCCACTATACTTCTTGTAATACCAGTATAGTTGCTTATTATCTAACTTCTTTTTATCTTTAAGCCATCTTAATCTATCAAAAATCCACTCTTTAGATACTTTAATATTATTTAAAAATTCTTTTTTCTCTGTTGTAGGAATATCTAGCCTGTATTCTGGAGTTCTCCACCACTCATAGAAACAATTTATATGAGATTTACTATCCCACATAGCTTTAAAGTCATTGAATCCATTTGCAGTTGATTCATAGATTTTGATGCAATTTTTAGTAAATGCTTCACCTATACCAGCTTGAATTAAGGCGATACCATCTCTCCAGAAAGCACATTCGCTTCCATGAAAGAAATTTACTGTACGAGATCTACCCATATTAGCTGTTGCTGTATCAACTTGCCAAGAGCTATTTAACTTTTCAAACAATAATTGCCTTTTATTATTAAACTTTTCTGTTGGTTTAATTACTTCAGGCAATTGGTCATAAGGATATTTAGCTTTATTTTGAAATATAGCTTCAGTATTTGAAGACTCATCTGCAACCGTAAATCCTTGAAAATTCTTATTAAGTATTGTACATGCTAATTGATATGCTGTTATTAGAGTTGTAAATCCTTGCTGACGACCTTTTAATACCAATAGTGATATATCTACTATCTTACCTTTTTTAAAGTCTTCTATAGCTTGTTTTAATTTATTTATAAAATCTCTTTGAACATCATTTAGTATAAATGGTACTGTTTTTTGTTCTTTATCAACCACATAAAAAAGAAGCTCAATAAGTTTTTCTGGACTTTCTTGAACTTCTTCTCTTAATTCTCTGTCAACTACTAATTCATTTGCAATAGCTTCTCTTAATTTCTTATCTTCTTGTAACCTTACTTCTTCGCTATTGCTATTCCATTTTTCAATTCTTTTATCTATAAGGTATTTTGCTTTATACTTCATCTACAACACATCTTCCAGTTTAATAGCTCCACTATGCTCTATCTCATGTTTATCTCTCCATACATCTGGTTTTCTATTTTTTAACCAGAATATCATATCTGTATCTGATGGTGGAATATAAACTTCTTCATCTGCATAAACAATTTCTTCATCTTCTGAAATCTTCTTACCATTATCATTATATTCAATATGTTTCACTTTAAATGGTTTGGATATATTTACTTTATATCCTAAACTTTTTTTAAGTAACATATTCTCTACTTCTATGTCAACAATAGGTTTTGTTCTTTTTTGGAGTTCTTTTAGTTCAAGATGCTCTTTAACATACTTATAAAAAGTAGTCTTTCCAATTCCTAAAGCTTCATACACTTCTTTATCTGTTGCACCATCTCTGTACCAAGCTTCTATTTGTAATAAGTTTGGAAGTATTATATCTTCATATTTTGTACTCTTCTCATTTTCATCTTGCATCTAATCACCACCTTATTTTTAATATTGGTAGAAGTGGTAGGACTTGAACCCACGCTCTCTCGGATATAAGCCGACTGCATTAACCAACTATGCTACACTTCTATAAATAAAATAGAACTGATAGTTTTAGTATCAGTTCCATAAGCAATAAAGAATAAAACCTTTGATTTTTATAGAGATAATAACCTACTACTTTTACTACCTCTATTGAGTAGAAAGCAGGATTTGAACCTACATCTACTAGCTTTCAAAAATAGAAAAACTAGCATGCTACCATTGCACCATTTCTACATATAAAGAAAGGAGGTGAATATCTCCATACTCACCGTTGGTATTATAGACTTTCGCCTTACAACTTATATTCTTCTCAATTATTCAGCCACGATGAAGACAAGTCTGAGCATTTCGGAGCTACCTAATACTTCTTGCCTCTTTCTAGCACCTGCAAGAATGACTACTTACAAATTTCACCCATCATTCAGAAAATATGTTATAGGAGTCGAACCTATAAATTATCTTTTACCTAGATAACCAATTTACCAAATTTGTTCTGTTGGTGTCTCTTTGAGCTACTTTAACCTATTATTGTCTTATAGTGTATTTTACTACACATCACGAGAAACAGCCTTATTTTAGCTTTACTTACATTGACTAATACTTGCAATAGTATTGTTTATAAGCTTCAACTCACAACTGTGATGTCTATTGCGACTGCGACAACCTTAGTGCTTTATTAAGCGAATATAAATTGCACATTACCCTTTAATTGATTTTTACATCTCTTAAATATATATTACTATACATTTAAAGCTACCTTATACAAGTATCCTTGAATCTGATAACTCTGTCGAGTAATTCCATGACACATGATATTGTGTTTATGCACATGGTTATAAATGGTGATAGGTTAAGCCTATCAATCTTCTTATTTATAGTAAAATAAGAGGTTTTTTATATATGAAAAATAAATCTTAAGCTTTATGCCTATTATAATTATAAATTATTTTATTTTATTTGAAAAGTGGACAAATGGGGTACATTTAGGGACATTTTTATCTTTTATATTCATTTTGAAGTCTTATAAGTATTCTTTTCTTTCTTTTTTTTACTGCTTCTATTGTTATATCCAACTCTAGTGCTATCTTTCTATTTGTCTTACCCAGAATATAAAATCCTTTTATTATAGTCTTTTCATCTTCTTTTAAATAATCTGCTAGTTTTTCTAAAAATTTAATCTTTCTCTCCAACTTTTCTTTTCTGTTAAGTAATTTATTCTCTTTTATTATATTAGAAATAGCCATAGCTTCTGTAACATTATTTTTATATCCTTTTGCTCTAATCCCTGTTGTATCTATTCCACCATTTGGAAGACCAGATTCATTTTCATGTAATTCATTTATCTGTGATTCTATATCAACAACTTCTTTTTTATAATCAAAATATTTACTCAATTCTTTTTTAATATCCATATTTCCACCTCTTAATTTATACTTCTTCTATTTCTACTATGATCTTATCTCCATCTATACTATCATAAGCTATTTTATGATCAATTTGAGTTACATACTTTGGACTATCATTTTCCAGTATCTTAGCTTGTACTAAAGCATCTAAAATAAATTTTTGCCCTGACTGTACATTATCTACATCTCTTTTTTTAGTTTTTTCTATCCATAATATATTTAATTTTACTGGCTTAGTACATTTTTGTAATTTACATTTCTTTATATATGCTATTATATCTTTTTGAACATCTCTTTTATAATTATTAGCTAAATACACATTTCTTCTATTCATATTTATATAATTATTATAACTTTCTAATCTAAAAGGCAATTTTAAAACTTGTTTCATATATCAACCTCTAATCTACATTCTCATATCTTCATTAGATATAGTTATTTTTTCATTTTCTTTTCTTAATCTAATTCTAAATATATCTACTTTATCAAAATCAACACTTTCTATAAATTTTATAAAATCTTCTTTATTCATTATTTCTTCCTCCCTACTTTGGCATCTTATAGAATTTAGCATTATTTGAAAGAGCCTTAAATATATTATTTAATATATATTTTACACTTTTATCATCATATTGCCCTAAAACAATATTTCTATCATCCTCTCCATATATTGCTAATATGTTTGTTTTTCCATTTAAGCTTTTCCCTTCTCCAATTATAGTTATTTTATTAGTATCTATAATTAAATTTTGTTTTTGGTCTATTATAATCATTTAGTTTTCCTCCTTAAATTTTATATTCCATTTGTTTAAATAGTTCTTTTGTTACTATTGATTTAATATCATCTTTTGGAATAAACTTACAATTTGTATATATCTTATTAATAAGTATTCCCTCTTGTCCTTTATCTCCATAACCAATTGTTTTTTCTATTAGAAATATTTTTATTCCATTTACATAGTCGCCTTGTTCTATTAAATCTATTATGTTTGAGCTATGTTTCTTTATATCTTCATATTTCACCAAATCAGTTTCATCTGCATAATCATCCAAAAATGTTGTATCTATACGCACAACATCTTGTCCTATATCGTCTTCTCCCCATATTTTACCTATAATACCATCATAATTTCTTACATATTCTCCTACTTTTATTTCATCTTTCATTTAATCACTCTCCTGCACATTAAAAGTTTTTAAATATCCTCTTTCATCTATTAAATTTTCAAAATCTTCATCTGTTAAGCCAAAAATTTCAATATATTCATAGTAATAGCAAATATCAACTACTATCCCATCATTTTCATATATTGTGACCATAGTATCTCCTACAAGATTTCTAGTATTAAATGCTTGCATATTTGGACAATTTTCTTGTAAGAATTTTTTTAATTTACTTATTCTATCCATATTTAACCTCCTATACATTTTCTAATATTTATTTTTTCTATTCCTTGCGACATCATAGATGCTTTGATTATCTCTTCACGTTCTTCTTGAGATACTTTATTGATATCTGTATTTGCCCCTTTAGGGAAAATATTATTTTTGCTTATAAAAGCTCTATAAAATATCAATTCTTGTTTTTTAAAGCTTTCTAAATATACTGAATATATATATCTAAATTCTATTTCTTGTGAAGTTGTTAATATAGTGTAATATTTTACTCTCTTGCCTTTTTGCTTATATAATGGCGCATCCTTAAAGAATGCATATAATATTTGTGATGCTAATCTTAACTCTATTTCGTTTTTGAGGTTTATATATACTTCTTTCTCTTCATCTTTATTTAGTTCTTTTTCGCTAATATTATATTTTTTCATATACTTCTTAAGTAATAACTCTGCATTTTCTTTTTCTCCACCAATTCCTCTATCTGCTAATGCTTTTAATTTCTTTAATATTTCTATCTTCTTATTCATACTCTATTCTCCTAATAATTCTTCTAAAGCTTCAATTTCATTAGTATAGTCATCTAAATCATTATTTTGATTTTTATAATATTCTATCTTTTCTCTTATTGCCTCTTTAGGTACTGAATTTTTTCTTATTTCTAATAATTTATCTATTTGTTCATATCTGCGTTCTATTTCTTTTTGTTGTTTTTCTAAAAGATTTAGAGCTGTATCAATAGCTATTATATCTGTACTATCTATATCCTCATATTTTCCATTGCTTTTTAAGAAATTGTTTAGAAATTCTATTCCTATTTTTAATTTTTTTAAATCTTCAATAGCTTTATTTTCTTCTGTATATTTCATTATAAAACCTCCATAAATTTATTTATTCTATTTCTTAAAGTATGCTTTCTCTTTCTTTTTAATTTCTTTATTTGCTTTCTATTACTTCCATACTTATAATCTTCTTTATATATTCCTTGCAATTTATTGTAACTTTTCATTTTCTTCTACTTTCTTTATGAAGTATTGTTTTATACAATGCTCACATTTTTCAGGATCAGTACTCATAAATTCTGTCATTTCGTCTATAACTTTATTTAACTTTTGATTTTCTGCAAGTAGCTGATTTCTTTCATCAGCTATCTCACATTTATCTTTTAAAGATTCCTTTGCTAATTTTAAATCTTCTAAAAATGGTAATATCCATTCACATGGTATCATTGTAATACCATAAGCATATTCTCCTATTCCAATTTCTTCTCTAGTAGAATGATTATGTTCTCTTAAATACTCATCAGATAAATCTCTGTGTAACATTTTTTCTTTTATTTCTTCAATAAATTCTTCTATGTTTATTTCATTATTCATTTACTTTTCCTCTTTTATCACTTTTGCTACTCTATTTTTAGATTTATTAAGTTCTTTTTTGAGCTTTTTATTTTCTTTTGAAATATTTGAAATTCTATCTATTAATATTAGGTTATCATTTGAAAGTTTAAATGAAAAATTCATATACTTCCTTGTTTCTTCAATTTCTTCATTCCATTCTTTTTCATATAGTTTTCTCATAAACCATAAAAAAGTGATTACCAACATAGTTATAATTACTTTAGTAGCCATTACACATCCTCCTCTTCATACTCATCATTTTTACTTTTATCGTTTTTATTTTTTTCTTCCATTTTTGATACTGGAAAAAGTAATATAGTTAGTATCAAGGCCAATGTTGATAAACCTAAATTACAATATGCATTTTCTACCCAAATTGATATTACAATACAGTTCCATATCATTAGTTCAAATATATCACTTATTTTTATTTTCATTTTTATATTTCTCCTTTACCAATCTAATCCATTTATTTTTAATTGTTTTTCATCTGTGATTAAGCAAATATCATTACTATCAAATGCAATAATATCTACACCTCTATCATTATCTATCCATAATTCAATTTCTTCTAACTCTTTATCTGTAAAAGTATTTAAAATCTTTTTTAATCTAATTAATACATTTTCCATTTTATCTCTCCTTATATTTCGATCTCTCTTTCCATTCTTTTTCATAACATTCTTCACATACACAGTATCCTAACCCTATTTCATTATGAATTGTTAAAGAAGTATAGGTATCTCCAAACTCTACTTTCTTTCCACAGTTTGCACAATTTATTACATCTTTCAACTCGCTTGTAAGTGTTCTTACGTCTCTATCATCTGGTATATAAAAAGGCTCATATATATGCTTTTTATAATTATATTTTTGTAGTATCATCTTTTACTCCTCCACACCATTTTGTACAATTATCTTTATAATACTCAACCATAGCGTTAAATCTTTCTTTTACATTACATTCATCACTTAAATCAATTATAAATGTAAGTGCCAACTTATCATTTACTAAAAAGAATTTTATTGTATATCTACTGTTTTCTTTAAATTGAGTATATACATTGCAATTATACTTGTTATGTAAAAGCTGAGAATATTCAATAAGACATTCTAATATTTCTATTTCTTTCATTTTATATAAACAAAAAGGTAGTCATAAGCTATATAAAATTTATTTAACTTTTAACTACCTTTTCCCCTTTCTTTATTTTAACTCTTTGATTTTATCTAACACTTTTTGTGCTAGTTCTTCATCTTCATTTGATATTTCTTCTTCATTCCTTAATGTGCTTATTAAAGTTGCTAATATTTTTTTCTTTATTTTTTGTGGTAATTTTTCAAGCAAATTATTCATCAAGAATACTATATTTGTCATTACATCAATTCCATTACCAACAACTACAGCTGTTCCTTCTGCGCTTAGAATAAAGCTATCACTTTCTTTAATTCTGCTTATTGCTACGTTTTTTGCTTTTTTTATATCTTCTTTTCCCATTCTCTTTTCCTCCTAAAATGGTAAATCATCTGTATCTTCTACTGTGATTTCATTATCTTCGTCTTTTCTTGAATCTGCAAAATATGCATTTTCAACTATAAAGTCTGTTGCATATTTTTTAGCTCCTTCTTTATCTTCATAACTTCTTGTTTGTATCCTTCCTTCAACTAATACTTGTTGTCCTTTTTGATAATATTTTTCACAGAACTCTGCCACTTTTCCAAAAGAAGTTACATTAAAAAAATCTACTTTTCTTTCTCCATTAGCATCTGTAAATCTTCTATTTACTGCTAAAGTAAAACTTGTTACTTTATTACCTGATTTTTCCATTATTCTTGTTTCTGGATCTTTTGTTAATCTTCCTAAAAACTGAAATTTATTCATTTGTCTCGTCTCCATTCATACTAAATATATCTTCTATTTCTTCATCTGGTACAGATATAAAACTATCTGAAATCTGTTTAATTAATCCACTATATACTTTCTTGCCTTTTTCTGATTTACAATTCTCAACTAAACTGTTAAGGTATGCTTTATCTTCTGCATACGCCTCTATCCATGTTTTATCTTTATATTTTCCAAAATTCATTGGTTTTTCAATATCTGTTATATTTGCTTGTGGTTTGTCTACATTGTTTTCTACTTTTTTTACTGATGCTTCTTTTTTAACCTCTTTAGTTTGTTTTTGATACTCATTTGTATCTGCATCTTTTGTATCATCTATACAAAAAAGTCCATTTAGTGCATATTTTCTAGCATAGCTTGAAGCAGTTCCCGTAACTTGTGAACTATCCATTCCTTTTTTCTCTAAAGGTTCTCTAGCAAATGCTTGTACTTCAATTGCAGTGTTATAATCATCTACATCTCTTAAAATAGCTCTTGCTTTTACATATATTCTATCTGCTATCACTTCAATGTTATCAGTTAATGTTAGTAAAGCTCTATACTTCTCACAAAGTGGTTTTACTGCTTCTAAAATATCTTCACAGCTCCTATAACTATATTTTCCAAAGTCGTTATAATTGCTTTTAGGAGCTTTTAATTCACTTTGTATACAGTTCAATTTATCACAAAGCTGTTTTTCTTTTTCTTCCATAAAATCCTCCTACTTAATTCTTAAACTTGTCTCTCCTTCGATTAAAGCCACGCCTTGAATATTTTCCCCATTCTTCAAAGCTTCTTTTATTGCTCTTTTATCTGGAAATTTAGTTATTTTCTCTATCATATATTTTGCTGGTATTAAGTTTTCATCATAAACTTCAACGCTTGCAGGATTATTAGCTATTGAAATTGTTCCAATTGAGGTTTCCAATTTTGAAATACCTAATTTTTCTAAAGCATCTTTTACACATGATTTAATTTTCTCTACTCTTTTTTCTCTTACTTTACAATACTCTTGTAGACGTTTAATTTGCTCTTTTACAGCTTCTATTTCTGCTTCTTGTTGTAATATATATCCTTGTGTTGAAATTCCTTTATTTTGTAATTCTAAGGCTAATTCATTACCTTGTTCTTGATATTCTTCTGGAGTTAGTTCTCCATCTTCATTTTTTAACACTAATGCTATAAAGCGATTGCTAATACCATACCAACTATTATTTTTCTCCATTGATTATCTCCTCCACATTTTTCAAATATTCTTCAGTAAGATTATTCATTATTTTTCAAATATTCTTCAGTAAGATTATTCATTTTATTATA